TGACGACCCAACCTACAAGGCTTGGCACTTCACCTCCTACGACAACCCCCTGTTAGACCCAGAGGAGATAGAGATTGCTAAGAAGTCTATGTCCTCACACGCTTTCCGACAGGAGTTCATGGCATCCTTCGAGGCGAAGGGTTCGGAGATGTTCAAAGAGCAGTGGGTAAAATTTTCCGACGATGAGATGGAGGGCGAAACCTACATTTCTATTGACCTTGCGGGATTTGAGGAGGTCGGAAAGAAGCGGTCTAAAAATTCAAGACTTGACGAGACGGCCATAAGTGTGGTAAAAGTATCTCCCGAGGGATGGTATGTCAAGGATATCATCTATGGCCGCTGGACTCTGAACAAGACGGCGGAAAAGATATTCAACGCTGTACGCAAGCACAAGCCTGTTGCGGTGGGTATCGAAAGGGGTATTGCAAAGCAAGCAGTTATGTCTCCGCTAATGGACCTCCAGAAGCGGTATGGCGTGTTTTTTCGCATTGAAGAACTGACTCATGGTAACAGGAAGAAAACAGACCGAATCATGTGGGCCTTACAGGGGCGATTCGAGAATGGATACATCACGCTTGCGAGAGGTGAGTGGAACTCCCGATTCTTGGACCAGCTCTTTCAGTTTCCAGACCCCCTTACCCATGATGACCTTGTGGACTCCCTTGCATACACTGACCAACTATCGAATGTCGCATACAACTACGACTTTGAAGTAGACGAATACGAAATCCTAGACGCAGACGCAGGATACTGATATGGATGATTTTAACGAGCCGCTAATGGCAGAAGAAAGCCTTGAGGATTGGGTGATCTCGAAGTGTGACGCATGGCGGGACTACTACGAGGCCAACTTCCAGGAAAAGTTCGAGGAATACTACCGCCTCTGGAGAGGTCAGTGGGATCCATCCGACTCCATGCGGGCTTCTGAGCGGTCACGAATCATCTCTCCCGCACTCCAGCAAGCGGTAGAGTCCAACGTCGCAGAGCTTGAAGAAGCGACTTTCGGGAGGGGTAAGTGGTTCGATATCTCGGATGATATGAACGACCCCCAGAAAGAAGACGTACAGTATCTTCGGAACAAGCTCACCGAGGACTTTGAATCCACTCAGGTCAGAAAGGCGGTGGCGGAGTGTCTTATCAATGCGGCAGTGTTCGGTACGGGTATCGGAGAAGTCGTCATTGAAGAAAGAAAGGAAATGGCTCCTGCCACTCAAGACGTGCTTGATGGGGAGCTTCAAGCCGTAGGTGTGGCGGTAACAGATAAGTTCAAAGTATTCCTGAAGCCGGTCATGCCGCAGAACTTCCTGATCGACCCTGTAGCGACCTCCATTGAGAACGCTATGGGTTGTGCGGTAGACGAGTTCGTATCAGCACACCTTGTCCACCAACTTCAGGAGCAGGGTGTTTACAACGACGTTCTAGTAGGTCCGGCGGCAACAGATACCGACCTTGAGCCAGACCAAGACCTGACCATCCACCACGATGACAAGATTCGGCTAACCAAGTATTACGGCCTCGTTCCGGCACATCTCCTCGAAGACGCGGGAGACTACAACGAAGACTCACAATACGTCGAAGCGGTAGTGGTTATCGCCAACGGCGGGATTCTCCTGAAGGCAGAAGCCAACCCCTACATGATGCAGGACCGCCCCATTGTGGCGTTCCCGTGGGATGTAGTTCCCTCACGTTTTTGGGGTCGCGGTGTCTGTGAGAAGGGTTATAACTCGCAAAAAGCTCTTGATACAGAGCTGCGAGCACGCATTGATGCCTTGTCCCTCACCGTGCACCCCATGCTGGCTATGGACGCTACTCGGCTTCCTAGAGGAGCGAAACCCGAAGTCCGTCCAGGAAAGATCATCCTGACCAACGGAGACCCGAGAGAGGTCTTAACCCCGTTCAACTTCGGCCAAGTCAGCCAAATCACATTCTCACAAGCCTCTGCGCTTCAGCAGATGGTACAACAGGCCACAGGTGCGGTAGACTCTGCCGGTATCGCTGGCACCGTGAACGGCGAAGCCACGGCAGCAGGGATATCCATGTCTCTCGGAGCGATAATCAAGCGGCATAAACGAACCCTGATTAACTTCCAGCAGGCGTTCCTGATTCCGTTCGTAAAGAAGGCCGCATGGCGGTACATGCAGTTCAACCCTGAAGACTACCCTGTAGCTGATTACAAGTTCAGCGCCACCTCGACTTTGGGCATCATTGCTAGAGAGTACGAAGTGACTCAGCTTGTCCAGCTTCTCCAGACCATGCAGCAAGACTCCCCGCTGTACGCCACGCTGGTGCAGTCTATCATTGACAACATGAACCTCTCGAACCGAGAAGAGCTCATTGCGGCAATGCAGCAGGCCATGCAGCCCAACCCAGAAGAGCAGCAAGCGCAACAGGCGCAGCTTCAGGCACAGCTTGAGCTCCAAGGTTCCCAGACCAACGCGCTCAATGCTCAGGCAGAGGAATCTGCGGCTAGAGCGTACAAAATGCGTATTGAGGCCGACCTCGCTCCGGTTGAGACAGAAATCAATAAGATCGAGGCTGTTACTAAGAATCTTGACGAAGGCGATGCCGACGATAAGGAGTTTGAGCGCCGCTTGAAGGTTGCAGAACTAACCCTGAGAGAGCGAGAAATAGAACAAAAACGACAATAAGGAGATGCCATGATAACCCAAGGGCAGTTTAACAGGGCCATGACAGAAGTAAACAACGCATTCAAGAAGCAGAACAAGCGGATCGAGGCGTTGGAAGAGGAAGTGAGAACCCTCTCGGAGGAGGTCAAAGCCCTCCAAAAACCAGCCACTAAGCCGAAATCAACAAATAGTAAAGAAAATGCTTGACAAATGATTTCACTTGTGGCAGGATTGGGAGGTTAGATCAATGGACCGCGAATTAGAAGATTATTTCGATAACTTCAATATGCTGTTTGCCCACAAGGGGTACAAGCAGTTATGCGAGGAAGTTGAAGGAAACATTGAACGCTTATCCGATATCTCAACGGTAAAAGATGAGCAAGAGTTGTTTTTTCGCCAAGGCCAGATTGCCGCCTATCGGACAATCCTGAACTTTCAGGGAACCGTAGAAGCAGCAAGGGAGCAAGCGGAAGATGTACAAGATATTTGATTTCAGGTGTCCAGACGGGCATCTGTTTGAAAAGATGGTAGAGGGACAGGTCACAACTTGTAGGTGCAGTTGTGGCAAAGAAGCTACTAGACAATTATCTGCTCCGGCATTTCACCTCGAAGGCCACTCTGGGGATTTTCCTGGAAGGCACATGAAGTGGGTGAAAGAGCACGAAAAGGCAGGTAGAAATAATCATCTCCATAATGAGTAATCACGGAGTTTAATGATGGCACGAGCGCAAATCTTAGATCCGGCTCAAGACGAGCAACCGGAAGACGAGATTCAAAACGAAGACTTTGAGAATCAGGATCCGTTAGACGGCATTTCTGGAGAACCTCAAAAAGACCACTCAGACCTCCCCGAGAAGTACAGGGGCAAGAGTCTTGAGGACGTTGTAAGAATGCACCAAGAGGCAGAAAAGCGTCTTGGGGAGCAGGGCAACGAGGTCGGTGATCTTCGTAAGGTTGTGGACGAGTTTATACAATCTCAGACACAGCAAGCACCTCAACGTGAAGTTGAGCCTGAAGATGAATTGGACTACTTTACCGATCCTCAAGCAGCGGTAAGCCGCCAAATTGAGAATCACCCGTCCGTAAGGGCTGCTGAAGAAGCCGCAGTAGAGCACCGGAAGCAGACCGCAAAGGCGATGCTGCAAAGCAAACATCCCGACATGCAGGAGATTCTTGCCGACAAAGGGTTTGCTGAGTGGATTCAAGCCTCCAAGATACGGACCAAGCTATTCGTGGAAGCCGATCAGAACTTTGATGCGGAAGCTGCAGACGAACTGTTTACTCTCTGGAAAGAGCGTAAGGCCACTGTACAACAGACTGTTGCGACAGAGGAGAAGTTCAGAAAGCAATCCGTCAAGGCTGCAAGCAATGGCGGGGCTTCTGGCAACCCAGAAGGTACAGGCAGAAAGATTTATCGCAGGGCCGACATTATTAAGCTGATGAAGACCGACCCTGACAGATACACCGCTTTGCAGGACGATATCCTGAGAGCATATCAGGAGGGACGAGTCAAATAAGGAGTTGATCCATGGCTACCGCCACTTATCCAGGTGCGGCTGGTAATACCGCAAAAACAGAAGCGGCAACTTTCATTCCAGAAATTTGGTTTTCATAAAGGCCAACTAGGGATTAAATAACGTGGACTCCTAACGGACAACACGAGAGAAACCGGAAGCCCAAACACAATAGAAGGGCCGAGGATGACAAAATGAGAGAAACAGAGGTCAAGTACCTTGCTGGCCTGATAGACGCGGATGGCTCTATTGCGTTTGACTTTACAAGCAATAGACCGTACCTCACCATCAGGCTAACAGCAGCCGACAGCATCGACAGGGGTGGGTATGTAAAATCTATCCCCAAGACTACTGGCTACGGCACTGTCTGCCAAAAGACCAAGCGCAACGGGTGGTCTACTGTCACGGTTTGGACTCTATCAAGAGCAAAAGACCTTGAAATGCTGGTGCCGAGACTGGTGAAGCACATGGTCGTAAAGGGCAAGCACCTGCAGCGAATGTACGACAAGTGGCAGGAGCTTAGAGGCAAGACGCTTTCTGACCTTGAGGTTGAGCAGCTAAAAACGTACTGCAGGGTGTCAAGGACGGACTCCGGCCCCCTAAAGCCCAAGAAGCACCCGACATGGGCGTGGGTTGCGGGATACCTCGATGGTGACGGCAGCTTTATATTTAAGCAGCCTCCAAGCCAAAACGCGCCACGGATGCTGGTACAGGCGACCGCACATGAAAATGATGTCGTGGCTCTTGAGCTTTTGCACAAGGCATTCGGCGGAACCCTGAACAATCGGGGGAAAGTTTCTCATATATGGGACTGGAAGCACTCGCTAGGCAAGAGGAATCAAGCCTTTGCCATACGCTTTTTGTCCAAGGTGGTACAGCACAGCAGGCTCAAAAAACACAAGATTGAGCAGCTATTACACCATTGTCATTCACGTACTCGCACAGACTAAGTATCCCTACCTCTACGGAGGAAGCTATAGTCGGAATTGTTACGATAACAATTTGCTGATGAAATTATTGCTGCTTACGAGAAGAGCCTGAAGCTGGCCCCTCTCGTCAAGAAAATCTCTATGAACGGCAAGAAGGGCGACAAGATCCATATCCCCAAGCCTGTTCGTGGTGATGCAAACGCAAAAGCTGCTGACACAGCAGTAACCATCATCGCTAACACTGAAAGCGAGCTGGAAATCGACATTGATCGTCACTTTGAATACTCTCGTTTGATCGAGGATATTGTTGACGTTCAGGCTCTGTCCAGCCTCCGACAGTTCTACACCCAAGACGCAGGTTATGCCCTGGCCAAGCGTGTGGACACTGACCTGCACTCTTGCGGTACAGGCTTTGGTGACGGCGGTGACGTTGTGTTCGATGACGCTGTTGCTGAAACTGACTACCAGCACACTGGCTGTTTCTTCAACGACAACGGCACTACGACTCAGTACACTGACGACACCCAGGTCGCTGCTGACGTGTTCACGGATGCTTTCTTCCGCGACATGATCCAGAAGCTCGATGACAACGACGTTCCTATGGAAATGCGTAACCTTATCATCCCGCCTTCTGTACGCAACTCTGTCATGGGCATTGATCGTTACGTGTCTTCTGACTTCGTGAGCGGCACCACTACCAACACCGGCCTCATCGGTAATCTGTACGGTGTAGACGTGTATGTATCGTCTAACTGTGCGACTATCGAAGCTGTTGGTGACAACACTGCTGACACAGCCATCGCTACTCGCGCTGCGCTCCTGTTCCACCGAGACGCTATTGTTCTCGCAGAGCAGATGTCAGTACGCTCTCAAACTCAGTACAAGCAGGAATACCTGTCCAACCTGTACACTGCTGACTGCCTCTACGGTGTAGAAGTATACCGTCCAGAAGCAGGCTTTGTACTCGCTGTACCTGAGTAAGCCTAAGTCGGCGGGGTGTAACAGCCCCGCCTTCTTTTTAAACACAGAAAGTATCTGTCGTCTAGGACTAAGAGGCTGACATGAGCAACTACACCAAGAGTACCGACTTCGAGGCCAAGGACGCATTGCCGTCTGGTGACTCTGACAAGATCATCAGGGGTGCTGAGTTTGAGGTCGAGTTCGACAACATTGCTGTCGCGGTAAACAGCAAGGCAAATTCAAGCAGCCCAGTATTCACCTCTCCGATTACTATTGACGGCGCACAACTTACCGACACAGGTTCCAACACGCTTGTCGATGCTCGCGTTGCGGAATCGAACGTAACCCAACATGAAGCGGCCTTGAGTATTACCGAGAGCCAGATAAGCGACCTCGGAAACTATGCCTTAGTTGGCGCGAACCTTTCCACCTTTACCAACGACGCCGGGTTCATCACCGCAACCTTAACGACTGAGCAAGTTCAGGACATTGTTGGTGCGATGGTCACCGGCAATACCGAAACCAACATAACCGTAACTTATCAAGATTCGGACGGAACGCTCGATTTTGAAGTGACGGCGGCGGGCGGATTGTCAATCGACTCGACCGTTCGCACCTCGACGTTTACGGCAGTGACCGGGAGTATTTATAAGATCGACACAACCGGCGGCGCCTTTTCTATGACGTTGCCAGCTACGCCAACCGAAGGCGACGAGGTTGGGTTTATGTTTGTTAATGGTTCCGATCCTCGGCAGGAGGCGCTAACCTGCGGGCGAAATGGTTCCGAGATCGAGGACGCCTCCGAGGATTTGGTTTGGAATGTAAAGATAAAATACTTTTCGTTGCAGTACGCAACGCAAGACGGATGGAAGGTGAAGCTATAAAATGACAAATGCAAGTGAACTATTTTCAAAAGACGGAATCGTCGGTTATCGGGAGTTTCGTGCATCGACAACATGGTCCCCACCTTTCAGAATGCGAGCCATTGTTCATTGCATTGGCGGCGGCGGATCGGGTGGAAGCAATACAGTAAGCGGGCTGTGTACAGCCGTTAGCGGCGGGGGAGCAGGGGAGCATAGCGGAAGTATTTTAATTCTCGATCCAGCTGTCACTTATACGGTAACCGTTGGCGCGGGCGGCGCGGCTGGTGCCGACATAACCACGGCAAATGTAGGAAATGCCGGAAACGGCGGCGGCACATCCTCATTTTCCGGAACTGGTATAACGACTATAACTGCGAATGGCGGATCGGGCGGCGCGCAAGGTTCAGCATCGGCAGGGGCGGGCGTTTCAGTTTCAGGCGGCGCGGGCGGCACTGGCGGCGCTGGGGAACTGTTCACCTTTGACGGAGGCCGGGGTGGTGATGCAGAGGTTACCACTTCCGGGTTGGCGAATGCTGGCGCAATGTCTGGCGGTGGGGCTGTTGGAGTCGATGCTAATGGGTTCCGGGGCGGAGATGCCGTGATGGATATAGCGCAGGCCCGAAGAGTCGCAACTGGCGGTGGCGGTACTGGTGGACGGGGCGGCGACCTTACGATGACGTCAGGCAGCTCTAATCCGATCTCATACGGTGGCTCAAATATTATGGATGCTGGTGATGTC